AAGTGTAAGGCATTACACTCCATTTCGTGTTTTTGTCTTGATAAAGCATCGGCTACGCGGTTGCTAGCCCCAGAACGATAGTGGATTTCAAAATCATTACCTAAATAATTTTGAAACCCACGTTTGATATTCGCTTCTAATTACCCTATGCTCTAGTAAATGTTTAAGCTTTTTTTTATTTGTTCGAACTATGAAATGCCTTCCTAATAAGTAGGGCCGCCACTTATTAACGGAAAACACGATCGCCATTAGTTCTATTTAATATATTGGTTTGCTTCTAGCACTAATGCCGAGAGTCTGACTAAAATAAGCGATCGGTTGCTCATCTTAAAGCAAAACAACGCCAAGGCCGTACCCCGAAGCATCTGTCTCCACCACAAATACCGGTGTCTTGCAAGATGCCACACACCCTACACGAAAGGAAACGTGAAGTGACTCTGGTTAAGCGCCGCCGTAAGTTTCGGCCCCTTTCCCTCTCGGGAAGGGAGCTGTTGACTTACAATGGCGGCGTGATCAGTGATGGCCGATACAACATGGACATCGCTGAACACCAGATTACTTGGAGTGAAGGACACCCCGGGTGGAAGAAAGCCCGGGGTACACAGAACGTCGGAGGACCCTTTGAGACGGTCAGAACTCGCTATCGAGCGAATTATGACTTGAATCAAGACTACTCCTTCGGGTCTGGTGGAGTGATCCGGTATAACTATACCGGCAAGTTCCATCCAGACATCGTACCTCCCCGCGCGCTGTATTCTAACGCGACGGATGAGGAGGTACTTGCGTTCGTGCCTTCATTGGGAGATCCTATACTAGGTGCGAGGGGTGCGACCGCTATCAGCGACTGCGCTCCTACAAACCCGGTGGCGGATACCTCCGTGAACGTGGCAGAGCTTATCAGAGAGGGTCTTCCCTCGCTGGTTGGTTCTACACTAGTTCGCGGCGGTCCTCGTAACATTGGACAGAGCATCGGTGGAGAGTATTTGAATCTCCAATTCGGTATTCTGCCTCTGTGGTCTGCGATTCAGGACACCGCGAAAGCGGTTATCGAATCCGACCAGGTCGTCAAGCAGCTTCTCCGAGACTCGGGGAAGAATGTTCGACGGCATTACAAGTTCCCAACAACTGTGGACATGGCTGAGACTGTTTATCAGCCTCAGAGCTTACCATGGCCTACGTTGACTCTGAATCACTGGAACAACAGCGGCGTTGCCCCAGTCACCCACATCAGGACCGAGAGGTCCGTGTGGTTTGACGGGTGCTTTACCTACTACCTTCCACCAGAATCAATGGAAGGACTAGAGGGTGCCGCAAACAAGGCCAGGTTGGTCTATGGGGTTAAGTTCACCCCAGACGTCATCTGGAATCTCCTTGGTTGGTCCTGGCTCGTCGATTGGGCTGTTAATGTTGGGCCCGTGATGAATAATCTCGGGCTCTTCAGCCGCGACGGCCTCACACTGCGGTATGGGTACACGATGGAAAAAACCAACGTCACCCGCACCACCAGTTTCCCTGGGCTTGCGCCCGCGGGATACGGTTCCTTGCCGAAGAACCCCACCTTTGTTTTACACGGTGAGAGAAAACGGCGATTGGAGCAGTCTCCTTTCGTGCTTGGTTTGACCGACTCGCAGTTTACTGCGCGTCGAGCCGCAATCTTAACGGCTCTTGGTCTAACCAGGATGCGCTGAGAAGCGCAAACCGCTCTGTGAAGAGCGGCGTTCCAAAGGCAACACCATCCATCCACACGAGGCAACAGGTTTATCGTAGCCTGGCCTCAATCGCATGAAGGACATCTTGTGTTTTCTGACCCCCAGTCTGTGACGATCTCCGGCTCGGCCAAGTCACTTCCGCGCACTTCTAGCACCGAGAATGGTGCGAAGTTCGCGACGAGTGACCGAACCCACCGGATGTCCGTCGCCCACAACTACGGGCGGCGGCAGCGCCACACCATTCGTCTCGAGGTGGACACGATCACGGCTAACCCGCTTGTCGCGGGTCAGAACGTGATCAACTCCATGTCGACGTACCTCGTGGTCGACCTTCCGGTCGGCTACGACACGACGACTGCCAAGGCCGTTATTGACGGCTTCCTGGCATCTCTCTCGGCGACGAGTGGCGCAAACGTCACTAAGCTCATTGGCGGCGAGAGCTGAACGCTCTCACGCCTCCGAGTGGGGCCCCGATATCCTTTCGGGGCCCCCAAGGGTCAG